TATCTACCAGCTCCCTTCTATAAATATATTCATTATTTCCAATGAGCAGCTTTTTAAAACTTTGGAGCTGAAGAGAAACGATATTTTTGGGGGTCAGACGTTTTTTGCGTTATATGAGGGGTGGTGGATGAAGCTGGAGACAAGTGATAGACGAAAAAAGGACGGAGCGTTTCGACTCCATCCTTTTCTTTATTATACTTTTTCGAACACGCTTTTATCTGCACCACACAGAGCACTCCTATTTCTGTAATTTCTGAGCACGCTTGTGCTGTGCCTCACTGTTACTCGCGACTTGAGACTTACAGAAAGTGGCACACTTCGGTGCTTGGTACCATCGTTTATGCTTTGCCCTGTAGCGACCACTCAGATCCTAGCACTACCCTCCTGCAGATGCAAATTGCCCATTTACAAAGTGAAACATCCGGCCCTTTCGGCCCCCTCTACGCGCGCGCGATTAGCTAGTGCTGGGCATGAATATTTGAGGCTCGGCTACATTTACGTGGATCCCAAAAACGCTCCTTGCTGGGCAGGCTCTTGCGTCTTCATCTCTAAAAGTTTTCCCTTATTTTTTCCCTTTAGCGGATTTCACAAATTTTACTGGATATGCCGATCATGCGCGCAAGTCTTGATTTTACTGGCTTTGTTAACTGCATTTTACGGCATATATCCATGATTATCTAATTCAAATCCCTCCTTCTCCGCCAAAAGATGAAGCCTGTAACCTCAACGGTTACAGGCTTTTTTCTTTGTATATCAACGGGTTTCTTTGTGTTTTCGCTTTCTTTTATTAGTGCGTGCATATGCGTATTTATGCGCGCTTAGCGTCGTAGTAATGTCGTAGAGCTTTAAAGGGATTCCCTGTCCTTTTTTATTACAACTTCCCACCCACGTCATCTGCCGCGTCCTTCGTCTTTTGCAGCGCCTTTAGCAAAAACTCAGGCACCGGCGCGCCCATGGCGGCCGCGTTCTCCGCGATGCTGCCAAGCTCAGTGAGTATGTACCAGACAACCACCAGCGGGCACAGGAGCACGCTGTAATCGAATGGCATCGTAATGCCTGGCATGTTGGCAATGATGGTACCAATGAGCAGATCCGCTACGCCTGCTACCATAACCGCAACAATGCAGCCGACCTTATGCCAGATACCCTCGCGGGCGAGCTTGGATGCCCATGTCCCATTTTTTACGGCTGCACCAGACCCCGTGCAGTAATCTAATATCATACAGAAAATCCAGAGGGCCAGCAGCCAACCGAACCAACCCCACAAGGCGGTTAGCGCAGCGAGCAAGGCAGTGATCATGCCCTTTACACCATTGACATGTTCCATATCGTTTCTCTCCTATTCCTTACTCACGCTTCTCAGCATTGCCCATACTTCCCCCCTGGTGCAAGAGTCGTTAGGACGGGTACCGTCCGAGATCGCCTGCCCCACGGCCCACCTTTGATCTTGCTCATACCAAGGAGCCTCGGGCTGTACAGTCTCCTCAAACGCAGCGCCCAGGAAGTCACAGACACCCTTCGCCGTGGCAATGGCGAGCTTGTCCCGATAAGCAAAATCTTTCAGCTGCGCGACGTCTCCCTGATTGGTGTGGAAACCATACTCGATGAGACAGGCCGGGGCGAGGGTGCCCGTCAGGACGGCGAGCGTCTTGTCATTCGCAAGCCCGCTCCCGCGAATTGCTATTCCAGCTGCGAGGAATCTCTTGATGAGTGCCTGTGCTGCTACGTTACGCTGTGCAGTCTCCGGCCCTGCAGAAGTAATCACAATCAATCCACTTGCCTCACTCCATCCAACGCCACCTGCGGCATTGGAGTGCAGAGAGACAAACAAATCTGCTTTGGCGTCATTACTGACCTTGCAGCGGCTTGATAGGCTTGGATATCCACTTGCGTTTCGCGTTATAAAAATAGAAAAACCGCATCTTTGCAAATGGCCAGCAACCCGATCTGCCATGTCCATTGCAAATTCATGCTCCTTGTAAGTCCCGTCTGGATCTCCGTTCACGCATCCGGGGCCGTGCCCAGGGTCCAGACATACCGTATACTTTTTATCACTCACAGGCTTGTCCCCTCCCTTTTTAAGAAAGACCAAAATCAGATTGTGTACCTCTCGTTGGCTTGCGATGCAGCTGCCGAGAAAGTCGCACTGACTGGAGCCACCCGAGTCCAACATAACGGCGGAGTCACATCCAAGCGCCGCCAATTCGTCACGCAGCGCTTCAGGCGTCCTAGCGTCGCCTGAGCCATCTGACGAAACATAGAGGCACAGCTTGTCCCCTGCAATCCCGATAGCCGTCCTCCCTCGTATGCCGCCTTGTGCTGGCGTGTAGATCGGCGTGCCGTTTGGGGCGCTATTGCGGATCAGCTCCACGCAGGAGATATAGTTTTTCCGATTCCCCACTGGGACGATCTGCATGGCAATGTCCGAGCCGACATCCCAGCCATAGCCCCCAGTAGGTGTAGGCATCCTGCGCGTGAACGTAGCCCTCCGCTTTGAGCTGACAGTTGGCGATCCAATGCGCCATGTCATATAGTCCACCGTTCATGAGGTAATCCGCACCAGTCTCGGCCTTGATCTCCGCGAGCGTTTTCTTGTCCTTGTTGATGTAAATCTGCAGCCGCTCAATATGAGATCGCGGGATAGCTGAAATCAGCTTGCTCATGCAAGGTCATCTCCTTTTCTCCTTAGTTTCCATCGGTAGCGCGGCATCTCCTCCCCGAACAGACACCAGCGCAGCACGTCAAACAGGACAATCCCAAAGGCGGCAAGCAGGATCCACATAAGGCTATACTGCAGGCAGATTTGCCCCCACAGGTTAAGCGGCAGGTCTGAGTAGTCCCGCACGCCAAGCCCAAGCCAGACGTTAAGCACCAGCCCAGCCAACAGCTCCGCCACCGTGATGGCTATCCCGCCCAAAATCGCCTGCAGCCAGATCGGGGTCTCCCAGCTCATGTGCTCATTGATCTGATCCAATGGGAGTGAGAGGAAAGCGGCAAGGAGAAACATCGACCAGTGAGAATAGCCACGCCAGAGTATCTCTAAGGCGTAATAGACTGCCCCGCCGATCAGGCACAGGAGCAGCGTCTTGCCGAGCTTAGCCCACATGCCCAAGCACCTCCTTCATGTTGTCCTCCAGATCGACGGGCAGAGCCGCGCCGTATGTAATTGCCTGCACCGCTTCCACCGACGCGCTACGCCGAACCCAGATGTTTAAGTGGTTACAGTAGGTGCTGTGATAGATCTTGTGCTGCATGGCTGCCGTGGCCATGATGGTGATGTCAGCCGCCGCATAGACGCGGCACAGTTCGCCGTTCAGATGATATGGGTAGGAAGCCCTCCCGTAGCTGCACTCGCAAACAGAGGTAAAACATCCAACCTCGTCCACATCGCCAGCGTCAAAGAATCCGCCAGGACACGAAAAACCCGCGCCTTTCAACGCGGTTAAAATCTGGTTTGTTCTGTTCTTGACAATCGTTCTACCAGTCGCCGTGTCGATCAGCTCATATCGGTAATAGTAGCGGACAGTTACATCCGCTTCCATCAAGAGCGGGGAGTTGTCCGCGAATGCCTTTCCTTTGTCTGGACCGAGCGTGTAAACAACGTACTCATCAGGGTTCGGGTCGCTTTCTATCTCCGCTTTGCGTTGCCAAAAGGCATAGACCGCGCCAGCTAGAGCGGTATCGAGTGTAGTTTGAACCAGTGTTTGGATGTCTGTCATTTCGGCTCGTACCTCCTGACTCTGAACTCCATGTACTGATTGGACTCCTCGACGTTATCTACACCACCCCACAGCTCATAGCAGTTCGGATTGTTCTTGTCCGGAACGCCGCTTTTTATTGCTGTAAGATCTGCGTTTTTAACAACCACAACTTGCTTTGCTTTCATGGTGTTGTATATAACAGGGTGGAAGAACGTCCGTACGGTGGCCATGTCCGAAACCCCTAACGTCTGAGCGGTCAATGCTCTGTCTCCAAAGCCGCCCTTCCACTCTGCATACAGCGCATCAGGAACAATCTTCGCCCATGCGTTTGTTTGCCCAGTGCCAGGTACATAGGTTCCAGACTTTGCGTAGAACAGAAGAGGCATGGTCGGGTTAAACTTCAACCGGAACCACCGCCCTTCCTTGCGCGATAAATGACAGCAGCACAGGGTGATTTTGCAGCTGCCCTGGATCGGTAGATTGAGCCATCTTGCAATACAGAACGACCGCCTCTGTGGCGAGCGCATCAGGCGTTGATATATCCCACCCTGCGCCAGCGAAGTACATCGTCGCGCCGTCTATCATGCTCTGTATCTCTGCATTCTTCGCGGTGTCGCTGTAGAATACACCGAGGCGAGGTCTAACGGTATCTATCAACGCCATGAAATCACTCCTTAAACAACGAGGTAAAGATCGATAGCTTTCAGCCCGTCCGGTGTTCCATTGGGATCGAACGTGTTGCTCTCAAGTACAGTCGCGCTTGCGGCCAGAGTCCCGGTATCAACAGCGCCGTTAAACAGCTTTACGACAGCTTGGCTTGCGGATGCGCGTTTATAAGGAACGCCAAATAGCGCCCCAAATCCGATTGCGGTAGTAGCTCCGGTTCCGTCATGTGCAGGAATAGTGATTTTAGTCACAGTCTTAAAAGCCTTTGCACCTACGACCGTCCCAGCTGTGTCGACGGTGAATGCAGGAAGCGTCTCCGTGATGGCATCCCCGTTAAAGTTTGTTCCCTCGATAATCACCTGAATTGCCTTGATGTCTCCGGCGGTACCGCCAGCTGTTGCCGTAATGTTCATAGGTACGGTTGGGCTTGTGATCGCCGTAGTTACCACGGACGGAGAGGCGGTAGATGTTACAGCCGCATGTACTCCGTTTGTAACAGGAGCCTTTACGCTTGCGGCAGGGATATTGAAGTGTGCCAAAAATGCGCGGTCTGCGGAAACTCCGGAAACGTCCGTGTCGATCGTCTGTCCAAAATTGTGTTTGTAAGGTGTCATAATTTTCCCCCTTAAAAGATAGGGGCGCAGTATCCCGCTCCCCTTTTTTTTTGTTAGGCCTTTGCGATTGTAACAAGGCTGTTCTTGTCGACAACCTTACCGTCAACACTCATCACAGCCTTGGTGAGCATGTCCTCTGTGTCCCAATCCTGCTTGCGCTGGATTCCCATGTCATACACGGTATTCAGGACGTAATCGGAGAAGCGGAAGATGAACGCGAACACCTGCCCAGTGGTTGCAGCGGTGAAGCTTGTGAGGTATTCACCAGAAGTCTGCACGGGTCTGCCAAGCAGCATTCTTTCTGGCTTGCCTCCAATGCCGTAGTTAATACGAGCGATCGGCTGACCCTCTGCGTCGGTCATTCCAATGAAGGACATAAATGTTTTCTTGCTCATGCACCAGACAGCGCCGCCCTCGTACGCCTCAGGGATAGCAGCCTCAGCCTCCACCAACTTTTCATAGTCGATAGCAGATGCGGTCAGGGCCTGACCAGCAGCAGGAGTCTCAGCAAGGATGCCCTTCGGAGAAGTCGTGCCGTCTGCGGTAGAAACGATAGCGGTCTCAATAGACTTGACCATCGCCTCAGAAACCTGACGAACAAACGCGGCCTCAAATGCCGCAATAGCCATAACGCTTGTTTCCATGGACATAGAAATCTCGCAGCGCAGCTTGAACTTGGAAAAAGTGATGTAACCAGTGGTTTTCTTCTGGCGGTCAGAACTTGCGCCCTCGGATACCCATGTTGCAACGGGCTTGACGGAGGATGTTGGGATGTTCACACCAGATGCAAAGTTGGTGGTGGTGACCAGCGGCAGGATCATGCCAACAGCTTCCATCTTCTCGACAATGCGGTTAACAACGACAGTCGGGATGGCGGTGGCAACATCGGAAGTCAAGGTGTTCTCGTCTCCGCGCAGCTCAACAGGGATTGCGGTCCCGCGTGTCACGTACTGCATGAACGCCTTGCGGTATTCCATGCCGTCGTTATCAGCATCCTTGCGTGTCTGGGGCTGAACGCCAGCAATAACCATGCCGGGAATTTGAGCGTTCATTGCGGCAGTTCTTCCAACTGGGTCGGCAGGGTCGATATCCGGAATGCTGTCCGCGATGGCCTGTAGCTCTCCGATTTCCGCATTGATTGTATCGAGTTCTGCGTTGATGGATCGCAGAGTTGCGACATCCTCGCATGTACCCGCCTGAGTTACTAGCGCTGCTTTTCTTTCGGCCTTCTTGCCGATCAATTCAAGTACCTTTTTCTTGTTCATAAGTTATATTTTCCCCTTCAATTCAATTTTTTGTTTTAGGATATCTAGCTCGCTTAAGCCGTCCAGCCGCCTCTTCTCACCGTCCAGCAATTCAAGGCTACGAGCATATACAGAAGTACCATCGTAGAATGGAGCGACCACCACACTCACGTCGTACAACTTATCAATTTTGGTCACGTCTCGCGTGGTCTCGTTCTGTCCAAACGACCAGCTATCCCCACCGTCTGGAACAGTGAAAGCGAACGACATCTTGTCGATTAAGCCTTCTTGCACCCCTTTGTACAGATCGCGGTTGCTCTGTGTGTCGATTAGGTCAGCTTGAATGAGCAAACCCTTTTCGTCAGCGATAAGCCGCAAGGAGCCATTCTTTGTTCGCGCCATAACCATCACATTGTCGTTATGGTTGTAACGCAAAGGAACATTCTTCATGTCGGTGCCATCTAGTGCGCCCCGTTTGATTGTTTCTGTGAAATAACCATGTGTAGCAGGCTGGTCGAAAACGATGGCATAACCCTCAATGGTCATTTTTTCGCCGTCGCCAACCGCTCGCATTTCAATCATGCGCTGTTCGTATTTATTAGGTGCCATTTATTCCAACCCCTCTATAATGTCCTTCGCTTGTTGCTTTGTAACTCCAATGGAAATCGAAACAATGTTCACCGCCTGCCCAATCGTTAGCTTTCCGTCTGTGTATTGTGCCATGACAGATAGCAACGATTGCGTCTGCGCGCCGTTCAATGATTTCCCCGCTACATCCTGCGCTAAATTCTCTATATCTCCCTCTGCAACGGCATTACCTTCTGGCGGCATTCCAGCAACGCCAGCCTTTCCTTTTTGGTAAGCGTCAATGTCGTTTATGTTGACATAGTTTAGGGACTGTAAACGCCTATCCCCACCAGGGAACGGCTCCATACCAAGCATTTCGTTGATCTGGTTAAGGCTCATATTTCCTATGTCCTTCGCCAAGCCCGCCAACTCGATTTTGTTCTGCGCTGATAGGTAATTTACCTTGCTGTAATAGCACTTGACCCTATGCCCTACATCCTGCTCACGGGCAGTAAAAATACAAGCCGTCATACCAAAGGGAAAAATCGCAAGTCTTTTTAAGCGATTTGAGGGCTCACGAAGCAATAAGGGGTACGGTGTGGGCTTGCCTCTTGCTCTCGCCATTCTACGTGGGCAAAATGGAGATATTGAAGTAAATGGCGGTGAAAACGGCTCTGGCGCCACCTTTACACTGAAACTTTTCAAGTGAGCAAATTGTCACCTTCGCTTGCTAAATAGTCACCGAATAGTCATTTTGGCTTGCTACAATGTTTTCATAAAAGAAATAGGAGGAAACATAAATGGCGATATTACAAGTCAAAGAACTGACGAAAACCTACGGCAAGGGTGACACAACTGTAACGGCCTTGAATAGTGTAAGTTTTAGTGTGAACAAGGGTGAATTTGTTGCGATAATCGGTGCCTCTGGCTCCGGCAAATCTACACTCATGAATTTAATAGGCGGAATTGACCGTCCAACGTCAGGAAGTGTGACGATTGACGGAAACGAAATTTACAAATTAAGCGAAAGTGAGCGTGCTATCTTCCGCCGCCGAAACGTGGGCATGATTTATCAATTTTACAACTTAATTCCCACGCTGACGGCGGAAGAAAATATCATGTTGCCCCGCCTATTGGACAATCGCAAGGCCGATACTGAAAAGCTTCTTTCCATTCTTGAAATGATTGGATTATCTGACCGTGCAAGGCATTTGCCAAGCGAATTATCCGGCGGTCAACAGCAAAAAGTATCTGTCGGAAGAGCGTTAATCAATGACCCCACATTCATTCTTGCGGAAGAACCCACAGGCAATCTGGATAGCAAATCAAGTCGTGAAATAATCGACCTTTTGAAGCTGGCAAACAAACGATATCATCAAACCTTGCTGATTATTACTCATGACGAAAAAATAGCGTTGCAAGCAGACCGCATCATTACCATCGGCGACGGTCAAATCCTCAGAGATGAGGTGATGAAGGAGTGA